GTTCTTTACGAAATAAGAAATGTATATGACCCCTTAGCCTTAGAGCATAGCGTTAACACTATTCTTTCGAAGCCAGACGCCTTCATGTATTGGGGCGTCAAATTCTCTGACTTCACCCCCGTGGAAAGGAAAAAGTCAGTGGTAACGGTTTCGTGGACTGGCCTTCTTCTGCTAAACTATAGCCTAGTCACTTCGGCGTTCACAAGAATTTTGAGGGCTCACGGAGAAACCGTAACTCTCTACAGCAGAAAGGAAGTTGACGGAACAGTCTCTTATTCTGCCAGCGCCGACATTTTGGCTTTCGTCAGCCCTGCACAGGCTAGCGAGATTCTCATTGAGCCAGGCTACGCTTCTAATGATTATTTCAGAATTTACGTGGTTTCTGGCATTGCGCACCGAGACAAAGTTGTGCACAGAGGCGTTGAGTATGAGGTTGGCCCAGTTGAAGAATTTCGTTTCTTAGACAAGTTGATGTATCGCACCGCCCTTTGTAGGAGGCTGATAAAATGAGTGTGGCAGAAGACCCTAAAGAAACTCTGAAGAATCTGATTCGAGCAAACGTAACACTTTACAAAGACGACAACGTGACTAAGGCTATTGTCCTCGTAGCAGACGAGTACGTGGAAGAGTTCTGGAAAAAATACGAGGTCATCATAACGGTTGGTTTGGCTAACGACCGAGAGCGCCTAATCAACCTAGGAGGAACACGAAGAGAAGTCGTTGCCAACTATCAAGTTGGAGTCTGGACTCGGGACCAAACAGGAATCACTGGGCAGAAAATGCGCTGGAAAGCCATACAAGAGGTTACCCGAATCATAAACACTCACATGAAAAATCCCAGTGGCGTGCTGAACTGGATGAAACTCGCGGGCTGTACGGACGCGGACAGAATTGATGTCAAGCCTGTTTTGTATCATTCCAACCTCACTGTGGAGACTCACAGGTACGAGACTGTCTAAACAAAAAAAATGGGAGGATGAAAGTAGAAAATGACTACACCCGTGTATGGTGGGCACGAAGCCAAGGTCTACTTTATAGAAGAGGCGAACTACGGCGAAACTCCAAGCGGAACTGGACAGCCAGCCATGGTAGCCGTCGGAATAGTCCAAGACGTAGAGCCAGCGTTAAGTCCCAGCCTCATCAAAGTTCGAGGAATAGGCTCACGAGACCTGCAGTTTATTCGGAAAGGACTGAGACAAGCCAGCTTGAAAGTCGTTTACGCTCCGCAAAACATTGGCTTCCTGCAACACGTGACTACGTTGACATCTCTGAGCGTCGAGGTCTTCTACGAGAAAACGAGCGGCATAGTTTCACTGAATCATAAGGGTTGCCGAATAGACCGCCTAACAGTTGAGGCTTCAGCCGAAGAACTCATGAAGGTCACGGCGGAACTGATTGGTCAAAACGTGGCAGTTGCAACCGCTAAGATCGGTGCCAGCTACGGCGACTATTCTGCTACTCCATGTGCCTGGTATGACACCTACGTGAAGAAGGGCGCGAATATCCTAGAACGGGTCACGGACTATCGGTTCACCATTGAAAACAATTTGAGACGTGTGCCAGTCATACGAACAACTGATGGACACCTACTGAAGTATCTGCCTTGGCGTCACCGAGAACTAGCCGGCGAAATCGCCTGCGACTTCGAAACCAAAGAGGAACTAGACGACATCATAAACGACACAGAATATACGCTGGAGTTTGGCTTAAGCGGAACAAACAAAGCCCTGTTCAGCGGATGCAAGTGGGAATCTAACATTTTGGCAACTCGCACCGAAGAACTTGTGTCACAGAAACTGGCGTTCACCGCGAAAAGCGTAACCATCAGCTAAAAGGGTGAAACAGCCATGAAAACCGAGATAGTCAACGTGGACGAACGATTTGGTCCTGAATACAGTGGCAAGTACGTGTTCAGCGAGATTACATGGGCTAAGCGAAGCCGCATCATACAAAAACACACAAAATATCATCCAGTCACTGGTCAGGTCATGAGCAGCGACTATGTGGCCATCCAAGCAGAAACCATATGGGCGGCGCTGAAGGAGCAACCAGAATCTAAGCCACTCACGCTGGAGAAACTTCTAGGCGAAAAAGAGGACGGCATCCCCATCGAATTAGGTGAACTGTTTTCCAGCGTGGTCAACCGCCTATGTGGCGTCACGGCTGAAGAAGCAAAAAACTCGTGCGGGCGATGAGGCGTGAAAAGCCAAACCCAAGCCTCACACGTTTTCGCTTATGTAAAGAGTTCGGGTGGACGCCAAATCAGCTCGATAAGCAACCAGCCAAAACTATCGAAGAGTTTGTCGTCATCCTAAATGAGATAGACCGCCAAACTGGGGAGGAAATAGCCAAAGCCAAGCGAGGAGTGAGGCATGTCACTTGAGATGGAAATCGAGTGTGAAGGTCTGGAACAGTTTCAGCAGAAGTTTCAGCGTTTAGACTCAGCCATGAAAACCAAGGTCCATGAACGGCTGGCTTACTTAGCGCAGTCCATAAGAGAGACAGCCCAACAACTCGTGCCAGTCAGAACTGGATATCTGCGCTCCACAATCTTCTCCGAAGTAAAAGAGTGGGCTGTTAAGGTCGGAGCCTATGCACACTACGCCGTTTTTGTAGAGTTTGGAACTCGTTTCATGAGGGGCTTCCGCTTCCTGAGTCGGGCAGTGGAGACGCATCTACCAAAACTGATGCAGCTAATTGACAGCGCAATCGACGATTCTGTGATGGAGGCTAGCGCCACATGAGTTTCCATGAAGTTGCCGTCACAATAAGAGCCATAAACCGAGCCAGCCACGAGTTCGCCCGTGTAGGCACAGACGCAGAAACGATGGCTGCCAAAATTCGAACGGTGGGCAGTACGTTCGCAGGCTTAGGCGCTGCCGGAGTGGCTGTCGCAAGCCTAGGGCGTCAGTTTGGGTTTTTGACTGGTCAACAAGCTGGCTGGATTTCCAGCATGGGGTCTGTGGTTACCGCTCTCGGCATGTTTCTACGGACTAGTTGGGGCGTGGCAGTAGCCCAGAAAATCTATGCGGTTGCAACTGCCATTGCCGCGAAGGTTACGTGGGTTTTTAATGCTGCTTTAGCTATGAAAGTGGCTTTACTGACGCTTGGCGTTGGCTTGGTCATTGCAACTGCGGCGTACATGGCTTGGTTGGCGTCAAGCACGCGAGACGCTGCAGTTGCACAGGCAGAATACAACGCGGAGTTGGAGAGAACCACTTATACTCGTAGTATTAGGCGGGCTGGCGAAGAAACAGAGACACTTCGAAGGCGAGGCGTCGAATAATGAGTGTAGCGTTGCCCACGGTTGCGGTTGTTTTCGGCGCGGTTACGCCTCCTCAAGGCGACGTTATAGATTTGCGTGTTCATTCGGGCTGCACGAATGAAGTTTCAAGTTTCGAGTGTTTGCTTCAGAATTTTGACAAGAAATACAGTCCAGGCGGGACTTATCCCATCAATGTAGGGGTTGACGGAAGCATAAGCATCGGCAGAGGCGCAAACTGTCCGCTGATGATTACGTTGCGAGTAGAAGAAGTTGAGTGTGAATCGACACCAGATGAGAACTATATTCGAGTTAGAGGCAGGTGTTGGGGAGAGAAAATTTTTCGCAAAGTTGTAACCAAAACCTATCAGAATCAGAAGGGCGAAGCTATTATCAAAGACCTCATTGACAACTATGTTGGGCTAAGCCATGTCCGTGATACGACCGAATTAATCGAGAACACTGACACAACTTACACATTGCTTGAATACGAAAACACGCCCGTATTTGACATTTTGAAGTTCATTGCAGAAAGCGCCGACAAACTTGGTGTGATAGGCTATGATTTTCGTGTGGCTCCAGACGGCAAATTCGAGTTTTTCCCACGCAACAGCAAAACCAGCGCTGTCAGTTTATCCGAACGCCTTGAAGTCAGCGAATATCGTAAGGATATTCACCGTGTAAGGAATAAGGCAACGGTTTATGGCGCTGCGGAAAAGGCGAATCCAAGTGACCGAGATGCATGGACTGAAAGTTTGACTCCGACAGAGGGGGCATGGAGTAGCGGAACTGGGTCTGGAAACGTGTCGCTTGATAGTACAGTGAAGGCTGTAGGTTCCTATAGCGTTAAGCATACTACGAGTACACCAGACTACTACGGCAGTGCTGTTTTCACGTTAAACGCTGGAAAAGAAGTTGATGCCAACAAGTATCCAACCTTAACTTTTCAGGTTCGTCTAGGCGCGAACTTTAATGGAACCATAATTGTCTGGCTTTATGATACAGCAAACAAAAGTGCATACGTAAACCTTGCCAATTTAAAAAACGATGAAAAATGGTATAAGCAAACTATTCGTTGTGGCAACAAAAACGCTGAGCAGACATGGACATATGTTGAGGATGGTTTTAATTGGACGCAAATTAAAAAATTCAGAATAGACGCCAATTTCGTGGGCACTAACACAGGCAATTTCTGGGTTGACAACCTCTTTTTTAATAGCAGAAGATGGGAAGCAATGCAGGAAGACACTGTAAGCCAGACTGCCTATGGTTTGCGTGAACTCGCCGAAACCGACGAGGAACTGCACAGCGACAACGAATGTACGTCGCGAGCTAAGGCGCTGTTAGACTTCTACAAAAACCCGACTGAATATTTGACCTTACGTAGCGATGTAATCGATTATGCAACAACACCTATTCTGGCAGGCGACAAAATTTGGGTAACCTTACCAAACGAAAATATCGACGGATATTACCGCATCTTAAGCGTTGAATATGCCGTGAATGCCAAAACCCAAATGCTTGAAATCACTCTTCAACTTGGAAAGGAGCCTGCACTTCTCGCCGACTACCTATATGCCTTACGTGGCAAAACCTCAAGTTTAGCACGATACAAGGCGGGACCGACTGGCGTTGCAACCGCTGGCGGTGGAGGCGGCGGAGGTGCAGGCGCTGACGAAAAGGTCAAGGTTTCAGCTACAGATACGACAACGGATTACCTTAACAATAAAATCGTGGTTGACGCCACTTTAACAAAAACTCTTCTTAATCCGGCAGGAAACGAGCAACTTGAGCTTAAACAAACCGTAAACTCTATTGTTCAGAAAGTTGAGGTTGCCCGACTTGGAACACTTATCGGAACACGCAAGAGAATAAACTTTAATGATGGGCAATACACCATAACAGACGATCCCACAAATGACCGAGTTAATGTTTTAGGCGTAAGCAAAATAAGTGTAGGAGATGGTTTAAGCGTTAGTCCTGCGGGTGGACAAGGCTCGGTCAGTATTTCAAATTTGGCTCCAGACTTAGCTCTTCTCGCTTATCGGGCGTCTAGTGATACTGCTTCCAGCACAACTTCAACAAGCTACGTGGATCTTTTAACCTTAGTCTGGTATTCGACGTCTTATACGATGTATTTAATGTCAGCAGGCGGCTTCATCGAAGCATATGGAAGCGCGGCTAACCAGACGTTTCTTGCGTTTATGGTGTACAGCACAACTCAAGGCATAACAGACGTAGCAGTTGATGCGGCACCAGTTTCGGGTATGTATAATGCCTATTGCTTTACTGACGGTTACACAACAGCAATCAGCCCCGGTGATAGTGGCGGAGTCGTAAAGATACGTGGAAAAGTAAACTCAGGATATACTCTGTATTACCGCAAACGTAGGATAACTCACATGATAAAGCGAGCATATTACGTTGAGTGAGGAGATTAAAATGCCAACATTCATTTTTGAAGTTTCAGAAGCAAAAAAAGACGCAATGGTGTGTGAGCAAGCTTTCAAAAAACTTCACGCTAAATTCAAAACTGGAAACGATGACCCAACATACAGAGAAGGCAAAGACGGAGTTTTCAGACTTAACCCTGACAAAACAGAAACTAAATTTGGTGACACAGAAATTTGGATAGACCCTGCATTAGGCTTTGGCGTAGAAGACATTCCGGATGACTTGAGCTTTGGGAACGGCACAACGGTTGGTAGCATAATATTAAAAGACGAAAGAGAAATCGTGTGCGCATGGATAGTAGTGCCAAACGAGATAACAGACATGATAAAGGCTGACATCGATAAAATCAGAAAAATCTTCGTGTGAGGCGACATGGGATGCCGATGGTGAGAGACGTCTTGTACTGGCCAAAACACTTACGCGACAGAGTGAAACAAACCGTCCAACTCTTTCAACAACAAGAACTGAAACATAACTTGGCCAAAACCGACCTAAGAGATGTCATCATAGTTTGCATTGCAGAGGCTCTCCCAACCGTTACTAAGATGTCTCTTCAAGAGTTTAAGCAGAGAGCAGACGAACTAAAAAGTAAAAGGCATAAACCTAGAAAAGGCTCGAAAACGTTGATTTAGAGTTCTAATTCTCCCTTCATAACTGATTTTTGGACAACCCGTCCTACTCGCCTTCTGTGTAGAGAAATGACTGACAAACTAGAAGAGATTAGAAGGAAAGTCGCCCAGCTTAAAAAGGATGCAGAGGAGTTGCAACGCCTCAAAGCAGATTGCGACGCCGCTAAAAAACTCCGTAAAACAATAGTCAAAACAAAATTCGATTAATACACAGAAGTCTGCATGGTTGTTTTCTGTAAGAAATAGAACTTTTTTATGTCATTTTAGTAAAATCTAAAATACAACTTTTTTACAGACATTAATTTGAGTGAATATGAGGGGGAAAGGAAACGAGGAAAATATTTTGCTGGATAATGCCCGCAATTTTGTTAGTAGGCATGTTAACATTTGCATTTAAAATTCAATGGGTTAAAATAAAGCCCGGAACGATAAAAGTTCGAGACAACTATCTGACAATACAAGAAGCTATAAACAACGCGGCTATTGGGAGCACGGTCTTTGTTGCCAGCGGAACGTATTACGAGAATGTTGTCGTAAACAAAACATTGACGCTTTTAGGGGAAAATAGTAGCACGACTATTATTGATGGAAACAAAACCGGAACAGTCGTCACTATAGAAACAAACAACGTGAAGATCAGTGGGTTCACCATACGAAACAGCGGCAACACAACCGAAGACAGAAAATATCCTGTAGACTGTGGGATCAAATTACATGTGGCTTCACCTGTTTTCCAAAACGTAACAATAGAGAACAATATGATAATGAACAATTCCGTTGGCATCTACAGCAAATATTCTAACAACAATACCTTCGTCAACAATATCTGTTATAATAATATCGGGCCTCCTTTTTATTTGACCTACGACCCGATAGAAGGACGTATTATTTGGAAAGAATCAGAGAGTGATATCTTCCTTTTGATGTGTAATGCAAGCGAATTGCTAAACAATCAAGGCGTAATCAGGCTTTATAATTCTACCAGCAATAAGGTAACAAATTGTTCCCAAGCCTTTCTGTCATTCTCTGAAGAAAATACGATAATGCAATGCTTTGATGCGGTTTCTCTCTCATCTTCTCATTTCAATGTGATAACGAATTGTTCTGGTTCAGTTTATCTAAAGTCTTCCAATAACAATAGGATAGCCTATTGCTCTAGTGGAATTAGGTTGGAAGAATCAAATGATAATCATATTAAAAGCAACAGGTTATCAGAGGGCGAACCCATCGAAGAGTCATTTCCATACCCGTTTCGCCTGGGGTCTGCGAGAAACTTTATTGTAGAAAATATTCTTACGAATGGAAGCATACACTTTGGAAGTCCCTCGGTATTTTCGGATGGAAACGTGATTTCAGGCAACACGTTAGTCGGAGGTGGTATCTGTGTTTACGGCTCGCACAATTTTATTAGCCTAAATAATGTGTCAAAAACCGAGGAAGCCATTCGCATTTCTGCGTGGCGCGAAGGAAACAACACTATATCACAAAATGCAGTTACAAACAATACTGTTGGTATATCCGTGTCTGCCAGTAACTGCAAAATAGATGGAAACGTGTTTCGGTTTAACGAGCTGGGAATGCTCGTCGGCGGAGGTAATAATACAATTACAAATAACACCGTATTCAACAATGTTTTTGGCATGTACTTAAGATCGAGCAACAGTATGCTCAGAGAAAACAAGATGCTCGAAAACAAATACAACTTCGTAACTTTACTTGAGCCTTATTTTTCGCCAAGTTACAACGATGTTGACGTTTCCAACACTATTAATGGGAAACCCATCTACTACTTGGTCAGCCAAACCAATTTAGATGTCAACCCCTCCACATTTCCAAACGTCGGGTATTTGGGACTTGTAAACTGTTCTAACATAACTGTGCGAGGTTTGACACTGACAAACAACGGAGAAGGCATACTGATTTCACAATGCACTAATTGCACTATTGAGGGAAACATAATAAAGAATAATCTGCAGGCCGTTCAGGCATACACGAATAATACCTTCTTCTCCAATAATGTTATTTCCGGAAACTACCATGGCATCACATTGATCGGATGTTACAACTGGATAGTAAACAACACGATTACAAATAATACTCTTCGCCTATCGCCCTACCGATGGCCAGAAGCATGGCCATGGCACCCAATTAGCGAATGGATATCGTGGGAGCTTCTGTATTATTTGGGGGGAATATATCTTGGGTATGCAAATAACAACACAATTGTTAATAACAATATAACTAAAAACGAACATGGTATTTATTTATTTGCATCTAGCTTCAACATTTTTAAAAACAATAGTATGGAATACAATGTCTACAACTTTGGAATAGATCCGACTGTACTGGTTCCTCCAGAGTGGACTACCAAGCCACCAGAAAGCCCTCAAATATCTCCTTACCTCATAAATGATGTCGACACTTCGAACACAGTGAATGGAAAGCCCATTTATTGGTGGATAAACCGACATGACGAACAAGTGCCAAAAGATGCCGGGTATGTGGTATTAGTAAACTCAACAAATATGATTGTTAATGGTCTAGTTTTGCAGAATAACACTCAAGGAATGTTATTGGCCGATGTTAACAACACTGTCGTCTCTAACAACACTGTCATGAGTTCACAATATGGAATTCTAATGAAACCAACATTGTATACGGCCGTGTCGCTAAACAATACAATAACACATAACACCATAACAAAAAGTGGAGTGGGTATCGAATCGTTTATCACAAACAGCACGTTTTCTTACAATATTTTAAGTTACAATCTGGGTGGAATTTACGACGATGGAGAAGGGCACAATCTGATCATTGGAAATAACATAACAGAAAACGTCCTTCCACCAAGAGAAGAGTGGATACTTGGGTACAATCCTCCCCACATGGTGCCAATATTTTATTTCCGTCTCCCAAGCATCGGAATAATTCTGGAAAGCCCCAACAACACCATTTGTTGCAACAACATTCAAAAAAACGATTGTGGAATGAGTGTTGGTCTAGAAACTGGACGTGGTAAGAACAACAAAATCTATCATAATAACTTCATCAACAACACAGAACATGTGGAGAAGCCCTGGCGGCCGTGGATGGAATGGCCCCCGGAGAATATTTGGGATGATAGCCATCCGTCGGGAGGGAACTTTTGGAGTGACTACGCTGGCGTAGATTTATACAGCGGTCTCTACCAGAATGAGACTGGCTCTGATGGAATAGGTGATACTCAATTCAGTATCTACTGGGATAACAAAGATAGATACCCACTTATGGGTCCATTTATTGTGCTTGATGCTGGAACTTGGAATAGAGTAACCTATAACGTGAGTGTAGTAAGCAATTCTACGGTTTCAGGTTTCTATTTCAATCCAGATGAGGGTGCATTCATAAAGTTTAATGTGACCGGCCAAGGCGGAACGACGGGTTTTTCTAGAGTAGCCATCCCCAGACAACTTCTGTGGGCGGAAGACGGATGGAATGTAACGGTGAACGAGGAACCAGTGAGTTATATAATAGTTCGGAACGAAAGTCACACATATCTATACTTCACCTACAACCACACCACAAAAACTGTGCAAGTAACAGGAACCCACGTCATCCCGGAGTTTCCGTCAGGCATAACTATGCCGCTGTTAATGGTTCTCTCCATGCTTGCCGTTGTTTTCACAATGAGAAAGGTCCCAAGAAAATCATATACTTTTCAATAGGCGAGGGGGCGAAGCCCTCTGCAATGGTGCGGCCGCCGGGATTTGGACCCGGGATTGCAGGCTTGGAAGGCTTCCACCGCCATTAGGCTTTGACTGTGTCCTAACCAGACTAGACCACGGCCGCATAGCATCTATGATTGTTAAGAAATGTTGTAAATATTTATTGCGGACTATAGCCCTTGCTATCTGCCTATTCTAGAAAAAGGAGAAAAAAGGCGTTAGAGTGGATTCTATGGACGGAATTGAAAGCCTTTTCTACATCGCTAGGTCACGTTGAGGCCAGCTTCGAAAAATCGGCTAAAATGCTCCGCATACACAAAAAAGTTTGCCTATTTTAGGGAAAAAGGTGGTCAAATTTTGATCACGAGATGAAAAATGCATTTTTAAGCGTTACTATACAGCTATTCTATTCGTATTTGCTCTAAATGTACTTTAACACTTTTTTCCGGAAATGACAGCGAGACCTAGGTGCCCTCGTACCGTATCCTTTATTC